CCAACTGTTGTAAAACCTAGCTGCCTCTTCTTCTTCCCTCTACCCACTGACCAAAGGCTGTCAAGTGTTTTTGAAAGATATAGATTACTGCCTGCTTTAGTTTTTTTAAAAAAGATTTTGTCGTCAAAATCATGATTGAAAAGACAGGCATGGTAGTGGGGCCTCTGGCCCTCACTACCGTATTCGCCACACATGTAGAAGCGAATTTTTTTATGCCCGAACTCCTTTCTTAGATTTCTCATGAACCTCTGGAAATGCTCATATTCGAGCGTTTCCGTATCAGGAATATTCTCGTCATTGTACGTGAGAGTTATGAAACAATTTCTTTCGTACAAGGACGCTTCGTGCATACACCTCACAGCCCACTGCCTAGATCTCTCAAGCTTGCAGCCAAGGCACACGCCACAGGGTACTTTGAATACCCGACTGATGGGCTGTGTTATATGAGCCGCAGTACCCAAGACAATGGAATTGTCTTTTAGCCGATATGCCGGAATCGGATTATTACACGACATATCAAAGCCTTATCCCGCCACGCATCGGATTTGGCTGAACGTTGGCGTGCTTTGTTTTACGAGCATCGTGACCGAATTTCCGAGCAGAACCCTGTTTATTCACAGGCTTACGATTGAGCGGCCTCATTTTTTCCCCCTTTCTGGATTTTTCCCCCAAGGGACCACCTAGCACCATTAGACCAAGTGAGGTCTGGTGCTAGGCCGTCTTCGGGTCCGAATCCGGTTTTTTGTCACCGACTGCGGTCGCTTGCGCTCCCTCCGTCGCTGACGCTGTTTTTACGGCCTTCTTTGGGACAAGGCCGAGCTTTTCCGCTTCTTCCCGATTTTCGGGGTTAGAACAGAATTCTACGAACAAAGCGGGGTCGTTTTTAAAGCGTTCACGGATATACGCAGGATATTTCATGAACGCATCATTTGCAGCCTGAACGGCATTTAGAGCGGACTGATAGTCCGTTACCCCTGTGAAGTCCCCATACTGGGGAACACGAACATTAGACGGAAGCTGTCCGGTCAAGCCGAATCGCTTGACGATCGTATTAATATCAGCTTCCTCTTTTTGACTCTGTTGAGTCTTTCCGGGTTGATCGTTATAGAACGCAGTTTCTTTTGACACAGAGTCCCGGTCATAATTATATGGATCACGAACGAACGGTATTTGAGCACACATTGTTTTTTTATCTCCTTGCCGACTTCAGAGTCAAACTCGGGCTTTTAAAGTGGAAGTTATTTTTTCGGCATTGTTGCCAGATATGCCGCGAAGGCATCGATTATCGGGCGTAATGCCCTCGATACATGAGCAGCACCTACTGCAGACGAAGTGCCCGAAGCTATTTCTTCAGGTGTTTTAATATTTTTTTCCTGTAATGCGAGCTGAACTTGCACATCGCGAAGCTCTTTTTCCTTCGCGACTAGTTCAGTCCGCATTCTTATTTCTGCTTCCGAAGCCCTGCCTGTCTTGATCCTCTGATCAATTTCCAATACCTCATTCCCTACCTTTACAATTTCCTGATTTAGCTTATCCTGCAGAGCCTCTATATTCTTTTTTTCTGTTTTTATATTTTCTGTTTCTGCATCGATTTTAGCGGCCTGTGCAGTAGCTAGACGGAATTCAGGTAGTTTTGAGGATATGTTTTTCGGCATTTCCTGTTGGGCCAGGACACCCGACGGAGCGGATCCTGGACTTTGCATATACGCCAACATTGGATTCAGACCGGCAGCTTTCAGGTCTTTGACCTGTGTTTGATACCTCGTAGCATATTGCTGCGCGCTGAAATCTTGAGCTTCGTGTGCTGCTTTTCTCTGGAACCTATTTTGAAGTGCTGACGCACCATAGTCCAGAGCCATTCCACCAACCGCAAGACCTGCGGACGAGAGAGGATCCATTTTTTACCTCATTAGAAGCGGGGGGGCAAAGCCCCCCCTTTGTTATTAGAAGTGATCCGTAAGACCCGGGACAGAGTAGAGCGGCATAGGCCGAGCTACCTTATTATCGAAGAACGCATCAAGAATGAAGTGTTGCCCTGCAGCTGCAGCACCTACGGCAAGCACCCTTTCCATTGGTACGTTTTCTTCGATGAATGATGCGTTGAGTTCGGGCAGAGCGCCGAAGTTTTGTGCAAGATGCCAGCCGTCAATAGTCGAAGCGGCTGTTGATCTGAAGAGGGAAGTGATCTGGGAAGGCTTATACCTGTATTCGGCCCACCTCTCTTGATAGCCGAACACATTATCATCGTTTGCTGATCCGTCGCAGTAGATTTCTTTGTTGAGCACTGCCTGCTCTCCGAGAGCCGCGAACGCCGGGAAGTAAAAGTCATACCTCGTTTTCCTTGACCACATTCTATGCAATCCCTGCTGATATGTCAAGTCCGAGCGTACGCTGATCAGCCCGAGAATCACACCATGTTCAGTAAACGAAGTAGAGAAGCCATGGCCATGAGCCAAGGCAGTACCAAACGCCGCGAGATTACCCGCGGGCGTATTACCACCGGTCAGGCCTGTCGCGCTCGTCTGCGCGACCGGATTGATGTTAATCGGAGTAGAACCTCCGCCAAGATATTCCGGCCTCTGTAGCCGCGCATCCGGCGATACCACACCGAAGTGAGCGCGCACGATCTCCGTATAGCGCGTACCCCCTCGCGCATCGCGCTCGAGAAGTTTTTGAATCTGGAAAGCCTGACGGATTTGATTGATTGTAGCGGCAGTTGCCGTCGAAAGATCAGCGATAAGACCCGGCGCATTCCATTCCATGCTCGTAAAGGAAGCCACTCCGTTCTGCTCATATATCACTCTCCTGTATGTAGCATCTTCAGACTGTAATGCACCGAGATCGACCGTACCTGCCTGAAATGTAGGAATAGAGTGAGCAGATGAAGGAACTACCGGCGCCGAAGTGCCAAGCGGCAATACCACCGCGCTTCCTTTCTGTGTCCAGGGCAAACACGACGTAAAGTAATCGTGTCGTTTGCCTCTTTTAAGCAGGACATAATCAGCCGGATCATCCGGCCCGTCGTCTTTGTCCACGACTACAGAGTCCTGCAGATTTTGATCTCTGAACCACTGATTCCAGATCAGATTGTAAGCCCGAAGCCATAACTGTGAATGCTCGACGGTATCTGAGCCACCCACCTGACCTACAGTCGGTAGACCCATGTAGTCCTGAAGAGATCCTATCGCGTACCCGCCGGCTGGCGAATCAGCCACCGGAATAGAATAAGAAGTGGAATCGCCCGGATTGTCCTGTTCACCCATGAATTTCGGGAAATTATTCCACAAGAGCCTTAAAGGCACGAAGAAGAAGAAGCTATCCAGATGGAGATTATCCATAATAGGATATAAAGGAGTAGCCATCCTCGCGAACATAGTTGATCGCAGATTGAACGTGTCGCCGGGAAGTACCTCATCGACATACACCGGGATGAGATAGTTTGCATCGAATGTTGTTTTGTGCGTGAACTGTCTGTTGAACTGCGAGCGAGGGATTTCTGCCTTTGGAACCATTGCGAACTGATGAACGCTGACCGATTGATTTCTGTGCATTTTGCGCCTTTCCTTTCGTAAGGTATTATTTTTACGAAGCGATACTTCATTTGACAACAGCTACCCCTTCAGGCAACTTATAATTTACAGTCGCCTGCGATCCCTCCATTAACAACTTCTTTACATCATAGGGATATACCACACCTTCAGAATCATCAAAAAGGCCGATTTCATATAAGGCAAAATCAGCGGGATGACGATTGAGCATATTGTCGGGGTCATTTCTGTTCACCTCATCTTGAAACATCCGGATAGCAGCACCTGTTGCCTGGGCGAACCATGGACGCATGTAGATTTCCGACTTGAAGTCCCGAATTGAACACATTACCATTCTCATTTTATATCCCTCCGAAGTATATTTAATTTTGCCTCTAGTACTTTTTCTTTAACGGCCAATCTCTCTTTTGTATTATCACTTCTATAATTATTCGCTCGTGTTTCTCTAGCATAGCACAATTTATCATACATTGCTGGATCTGCTTCCTTGAGCTTTCCAAAATAATATTTTGGAGGTTTACAGGGTCTTCCCCTGACAACGCATAGATCATGTGGGAATACGTCTGATTTGTATTTTCTATACCATTCAAGACCGATTCCCGGTTTAAGAGACATTTTATTGAACTCTTTTTTCTTAATGGAAACCTCTCCGGTTTCCCTGTCGATATGCTCAAGATCGAACCCCCTTCCAAGCTGCTTTTTCATTATGTACCGAGCTACATACGCAGCACTTTCAAAAGTAACATCACCAACTGTTGTAAAACCTAGCTGCCTCTTCTTCTTCCCTCTACCCACTGACCAAAGGCTGTCAAGTGTTTTTGAAAGATATAGATTACTGCCTGCTTTAGTTTTTTTAAAAAAGATTTTGT